ACGTTATGACAAAGATCCTGCCTATCGACAGGATGTATTTGACAAACTCGATAGATCAAACATTAATTATTAAACATGAAAACTATTATTGCTGCCGGTATCCTCCTGTCCATTGCTGCTCCGTCAGTCGCTGGACCCTATGCAAACATTGAGAACAACGCTTCTTTTCAGAATTCTGAATTTGGTGCTGGTCTAACAGAAGTCCACACTGGTTATGAATTTGGTAGTGGCATTTATGTTCAAGGTGGTCCAGCCTTCGTCTCTACTAACGGTGAAGTTGGCTCTACTGAATACTCCGGCAAGCTCGGGTTCGGTACAGACCTGTCAACTGATCTAGATTTTTACGGTGAAGTATCTTTCTTGACTGAAGACAAAGAGTTTGCTGTTGATGAGCTTGCTATTGCTACAAAAGTAGGTGTAACTTACAAGTTCTAAAATAAATTTGTGGTGGGTGGGTCGGTTCAACAACTTAAAATTATGACAACAGTTCTTCAGGAACGGAATCCAGTCAAGCAATCTTGGGATGAGTTCTGTTCGTGGGTGACGTCCACTAATAACCGTCTATACGTAGGTTGGTTTGGAGTCCTTATGATTCCAACGCTGCTCGCAGCAACCACCTGTTTCATTATCGCATTTATAGCAGCACCGCCAGTAGACATCGATGGAATTAGAGAACCAGTCGCAGGATCACTCCTGTACGGAAACAACATTATCTCCGGTGCCGTTGTACCATCAAGCAATGCAATCGGCTTACACTTCTACCCAATCTGGGAAGCAGGTTCCCTCGACGAATGGCTCTACAACGGTGGTCCCTACCAACTGGTTGTGTTCCACTTCCTTGTCGGTATCTTCGCTTATATGGGACGAGAATGGGAACTTAGTTATCGATTAGGAATGAGACCATGGATTTGTATCGCTTACTCCGCACCTGTTGCAGCAGCGACAGCAGTCTTTTTGGTTTATCCATTGGGTCAGGGTTCATTCTCGGATGGTATGCCACTTGGTATATCTGGTACTTTTAACTTCATGCTTGTCTTCCAAGCAGAACACAATATCTTGATGCATCCTTTCCATATGTTGGGTGTAGCTGGAGTATTTGGAGGAGCATTGTTCAGTGCTATGCACGGTTCACTTGTTACTAGCTCACTCGTTAGAGAAACCACCGAAAGAGAATCACTGAATTATGGATACAAGTTTGGACAAGAAGAAGAGACCTACAATATTGTTGCTGCTCATGGGTATTTTGGTAGACTTATCTTCCAATACGCTTCTTTTAACAACAGCCGTAGCTTGCACTTCTTCCTTGCTGCTTTTCCAGTGGTTGGTATTTGGTTTACAGCTCTTGGTGTTAGCACCATGGCTTTTAACCTCAATGGTTTCAACTTTAACCAATCCATCATCTCTGGTGATGGACATGTAGTTAATACTTGGGGCGATATTCTTAACCGTGCCAACCTTGGCATGGAAGTCATGCATGAAAGAAATGCACATAACTTCCCTCTTGATTTGGCTTCTACTACTAGCACTATGGTTGCTCTCAAAGCACCAGTAATTGCTTAACTTTATCTAGTACGTTCATCTATGTGGGACATACAATGTACAACTGATGCTGCTATTATTATACGTGATGCTTTGCGTCTGTATAAAGAACGTTGGTCAGGTGGTCATCCATCTGAACAAGAAGCAATAGAGCATCTTGAATATCAATTTAATAAGTTAGTACTTGAGTCCACCTTAGACGCATATTAACCATGTATGGAACGGGACATGGATTTACTAGGTACTTAACATGTCTATGAATCTCATTCGTTTTCTCGCTAACCAAAAAAAGAAAGCACAACGCTATCAAGTTGATGCTTTGCGTTATCGAGGTGTGGTTTATAAAGAGATTGGCTGAGTAAAAGCTCACAGGGAGGTGCAAGTCCTCCCGTCAATATTGGTAGAGCCGGTACGCCGATACCTCTGCCGTCGACGGTAATGAAAAGACCTTAACATTTTCAATAAAAAATTTTGCTAGCAAGAAAGACAATAACAACTTACATTTATTTTTAATAATGGCTAATACTACTATTACTCCAATTGGTTCTATTAATCAGAACCCAACAAGTCTTGCTCTTACCCAAGGTGGAGCTAACTACGACGCTAAGTATGCAACTTATCTCAAGTTGTTCTCTGGCGAAATGATCAAAGCTTACGAGTCTGCCTGTATCGCTAAAGGTACAGTTCAGTCACGTACTCTGCGTAATGGCAAGTCCCTGCAGTTCATCTACACGGGACGTATGGAAGCTGGGTATCACACACCTGGCACTCCGATCCTTGGATCTGGTGATCCTCCGGTGGCAGAGAAGACAATCATCATGGATGACCTGCTGGTCAGCTCTGCTTTCCTGTATGACCTTGACGAGACTCTGGCTCACTACAGCCTTCGTTCTGAAATCTCTGCAAAGATCGGTCATGCTCTGGCTGAAGCTTATGACAAGAAGATCTTCCGCATGATCGCCAAGGCTGCACGTGAAGCACATCCTGTGACCGGAGCTAGTGGCGGCAGTCCCGAACCCGGTGGTTCAGTCATCAAGCTGGGCGCTGGCAATGAGTACAACGCTCAAGCACTTGTAGATGGTTTCTTTGAAGCCGCTGCAATTCTTGATGAGAAGAATGTACCTTCCGCTGGTCGTTTCGCAGTCCTGGCTCCTCGTCAGTACTACGCCTTGATCTCTCAGGTTGATACAAACATCCTTAACCGTGACTTCGGTGGCTCACAAGGCAGTCTGAACAGTGGTGAGGGTCTCTATGAGATCGCTGGTATCTCCATCCGTCGTTCTAACAACCTGCCTTTCCTGGCTGGTTCTGTTAGCCGTGTTGATGGTGAGAATAACGACTACTCTGGTGACTTCACTGCACACGCTGGTTTGATTTATATGCGTGATGCTGCTGCTGTTGTCGAAGGTATTGGACCTCAAGTCCAGACCACTGGTGCTGATGTTAAGACCATGTACCAAGGTGATGTTGTCGTCGGACGTCTTGCCATGGGTGCTGGCACACTTAACCCTGCTGCTGCTATCGAACTGCAAGCTGCTAACTGATAATATTATTTTTAGATATTATGGCAAATCAAACTTCTGCTGCTGGCAATAACGGTGTCAGCGGAGCAACTACAGGTATCTCTGGTGGTGACACTGCCATGCGTACTTCCGTTGCTAAAACCTCACAAGGATTCGGCTCTGCCGTTTCCGCTTCAACTGTTTATAGCGAGACAAAGAACTTGCGCTTTGCTTACCACCCTGTGGAAGCAGACGCACCAGCTCGGGATCGCTCTTGATAATAACGGGGACCTTCGGGTCCCTTTTTTTTATAGTATTTATTCCTAGTATATTATGACAACTGAAACCGAACTTTCCAGTGTGAACTCTGTACTGGGAGCTATTGGACAAGCGCCAGTCTCACGCATTTATAATGATGTTAATGATGAACTAGTTTTTATTAACCCAGAGATTGCTTTTATCCATCAAATCATTAGTGAAGTAGATACAGATGTTCAGAATGAAGGTTGGATATTCAACACTGAATTTAATTATGAGATGGTGCCAGATAATTCAGATGAAATTACAATACCTGTTGATGTTCTACGACTAGACGTTACCGCAGGTCAGGTATATAGAACTACAGATGTAGTAAGACGAAGTGGTAAATTGTACGATCGTTATAACCATACTTATAAATTTACAGATAATGTATGTCTTGATTTCACTTGGAAACTTCCTTTTGAAGAACTACCTTCTGCTTTCCAGCGATACATAATTCTACGTGCTAGTGGTCGAGCTGCAACACAGATGGTTACCAACCCAGAACTTGTACAACTTCTAGCTCAACAAGAAGCACAAGCTCGTGCTGCATGTATGGAATATGAATGTAATCAAGGAGACCATACATTCTTTGGAACACCAGCCGGAACCTCCTACCAATCTTATCAACCTTATAGAACACTTGCACGATGACAGCTGTATCACAACTGCTACCTACTTTTATTCAAGGTATTAACGAACAACCGGATGAACTAAAGAAACCTGGTCAAGTTAGGGATGCAGTCAATGTGTACCCTGATGTCACTAAAGGTCTTTGCAAAAGGACGGGTTATGAGAAAGTTACTGATGTAGCTACTACTACTACAGGTACTTGGTTCTATGTAACCAGAAGAGAAGGCACTCAACAGAAAAAATATGTATTTCATGTTAGTACTTCTGGTTTTGTTTCAGGCTGGGATGCTGACACAGGCACCAGTCAAACCGTTTTAAGATCAGAAGCACCAGTAAACCTAGGTTTAGGTAGTGAGGAGTTTAGTGGCATTAGTACACTCACCATGAGTGATATTGAATATTTGTCCAGTGACTCAAACTATGGTATTAAGACTGCAACATTAGCTGATACTACATTTCTTTGTAATACTGATAAAGTTACGTCAATGAGTTCTTCGGAAGAAGGAATACGTCCGTACGAATCTTTTATTGAGTTTAGGGCTGTTGATGTAACTAGAGCTTACCAAATAAATTTTGATAGAATTGGCAATAGCTCTAATACTACAAGTCAAGTTGTAGATTACGAAGAAGTTAATAAAATTAAATTCTTTACAGGTGGTTTATCTGCAGAATCTTCTTCATGTCTTGCAGCAGCCACGCATAATTTAACTAGCAACGGTGCTACCAATTCAGAGTATGCCAGTGATCCTCATGATAACGGTAGAATAACTGGAGAAATACAATTAAGAGTTACTATTGGTAGTCAGCCTAAAGTTCTATCACATAGTGGCGACTACTCTTGCGAATATTATATTAGTAACACTGTCCTATTGTCTGGTGGAGCGGGTTGGAAAGTAGGCGACACATTTAGAGTGAATTTACCTAACACCTATGGTGATGATAATGTAACTATGGGTATTAAGTATAAGGTTACTGAAGTTTTAACAACAACCGGTCCTGTAGATGTCCCTAATATCAGCGTAACACCAGCTGCTAATAATAATTCTGTACAGAACCTTCAAAATCTTCTTGCAGATGAGATTATTTCTCGTGTCAGTGCTTTTGACAGTAACTTCGGAGAAAATAATATTGAAATTATTGGTAACGGTATCTACATATCAGATTCTTCACCATTTAAGATAGACACCACAGAAGGTGACCTTCTAAATATACTTACCAATCAAGCTGAAAATGTAGATGGTAATTATCCCAATCCGGTAGCTGTTGTAAACAATGTATCTAAGCTTCCGCTTGAATGTAAGCAAGGTTTTACAGTTAAGGTTCAAAATTCTTTTACAGAAGATGATGATTATTTCGTTCAATTTGTAAGAGATTATGGTGACGCTATTTCCACAAGACCGACTCTTTCACCAACAGTAGATATTGTAGATACAAAAGTCTATACAATTACCACGACTGATGGTACTTTTGATTGGAGTACTGTTGGTCCTGGTTTAACTTCGACTTCTCCTGTAGGTACTGAATTTAGAGCTAACGCTGCTGGTACAGCTACAGGAAGTAACAGTGTAACTGAAATACCAAGATATGTAGAATCAGGTATGGGTTATTGGAAAGAAATAGCTAAGCCTGGTGAACGGTCAACAATGGATTCTGGTTCATTGCCACATGTTTTAAGATATAGAGCTAATACCGAAGATTGGGTTGTGGCTAGCATAAAGTATTCCAAAAGGACCTGTGGCACAG